GTTCTTATTGATGAACCATTATCCTACAGTAATATTCCTTTAGTTTACTCATCTAATTCTGTTACAGGTGTAGGAACAAGTGCAACTGCTGATATTGTTGTTGGTCAAGGATCTAGTGTTACTTCCTTTGTTATAAGAGATGAAGGTTATGGATATGGTGTTAATGAAATACTTACTGTTCCTATTGGTGGCCCACTTGGTATTCCAACAACTTCTACATATGAAGAATTCCAGTTAACAATACAAGAAGAAGTTACTGATAAGTTTACTGGTTGGTCTATTGGAATGCTTCAGTCTTTAGATAGACTTGATTCATTATTTGATAATGAGAAAAAGGCATTTACTCTAACACTTAGTGGTGAACCACTTGCTATTAAAGCACAAGAAGGATCACCTATCAATGTTCAAGATACACTACTAGTATTTGTTAATGATATTTTACAAATTCCTGGTCAAGGTTACATATTTGAAGGTGGTAGTATTATTACATTTACAGAAGCACCTAAAGTAGGTGATACATGTAAGATTGTTTTCTATAAAGGAAGTGGGGATGTTGATGTTGTCTTTAGAGACATTATTGATTCAGTAAAACCTGGTGATACTGTAGATATTGGATATGATCCTGAACTTGGGCAGAAATATTGGGAAGATGAAGATAAGAGAGTTGTAACTAAGATCAATTCAATTGATAATGCAGGAACCAATATTTACTATGGTCCTGGTAATACTAATGATGAGAATTTATTAAGACCAGTAGATTGGTGTAAACAAACTGAAGATAAAATTATTAACCAAAAGAGAGTATCTAAAGCTAGAGAACTTTATGAACCACTAGTAAATCCAACAGCATATCTCATTAAGAGTGTAGGAGTTGGATCTACATCAATATTTGTTGATAACATTAGACCATTCTTTAATCCTATTAATGAAAGTGATGGTAGTAAAACTTTCCAAGATAAAGTTACTATTATTTCACAAAATTCAAAAGTAGGTGCTATTGCAACTGCATCTATTGATTCTTCAGGAATAGTTGATGCAATTACTATTACCAATGCAGGTGCTGGTTATACAGGTACTCCAATTGTTACTATTCAGGGTTCAACTGGTACTCAAGCAACAGCAACTGCTACATTATCTTCTGGTTCTGTTTCTGCAATTAATCTTACAAATTCTGGAACAAATTACACAACACCACCAGTCGTTCTAATTGAACCACCAACAATAATTACAGAGACTGATAATGTCAGTTCATATCATGGAGATTCTGGTGTAATTGTTGGATTTGGAACTACAACTATTAGTAACCAAAATAAACTTATTGTTGATCTACATATACCTCAAGATTCGTATTTGAGAGATACAACATTAGTTGCGGCTGCTACAACATTAAGTGGTTTGAGTGTTAATGATTTCTTCGTACTATCAAATACAAATGTAACTATTGGTTCTACAGTTTATTCATTTGATAGTAGTTTTAATCGTATTGGCATAGCAACTAATACAATAGATACAATCTATCAAGTTGAATCTGCTCAAAATTATACAACTTCTGTAGTTGGTGTTGGAACAACTGTTGTTAGAAGGGTCTTTGCAAAAATTAGTGGAATATCTACTATCAATTTTGATGCTAGTGGGGTTACATTTGATTCTAATGTATTTAAATTTGATTCAACAGGATCTAGTGTATCATTCAGTGGAATAATTACAACCTCTACATACTTTGGTAATTATAGTTGGGGTAGAGTTGATCTTCATTCAAGAAGTGAAGACCTTACTTATGATGCTTATGGAGATTCTGGATTTGTTGGTATTAAAACATCAGCAATTGTTCAGAGATCAACTCCATTGAAATCACAAGATTATACTTAATTAAATCTCATAAATAACTCAAAAATAGAGAAATAATGGCTAAACAAGGCATTAGTACTGGAACAAATCCGAACGATGGGACTGGTGACTCCTTATTAACTGGTGCTGTTAAAATTAATGGTAATTTTGACGAACTTTACAATTATTTGGGTAATGGAAGTTCTTTAAATTACATCGGTGGTAGATGGGCAAATACCAGTATAGGAATTAATACTTTATCTAACGTTGGTGTAGGAACTACAAATCCAACATCAGCTTTAACTGTGACTGGTGATGGAAAAGTAACTGGTGTTGTAACAGCTACAACATTTATCGGTAATTTGACTGGTGCTGTTACTGGTAATGTCACTGGTAATGTGACTGGTGATGTAACGGGTACTGCATCAACTGCACAAGGATTAACAGGAACACCAACAATTTCAGTTACTGATGTATCTGCATCTGGAAAGGTTTCTGCTGGTGGTTCAGTCACGGGTGCTTCTATTCACGGAAATGGTAATGCTTTAACTGGAATTGTTACTTATATCAATCCAGGTACAAACATAAGTGTATCAGCAAACCAAGGATACGTAACAATAAATGCTAATAGTACTGGTGGGCAGGGATATTTTGAAAAGAATGTAACAGGTATACACACAAGTTCGTTTGTAGGTATAGGAACAACTACAGCAACAAGTGCATTAACTGTCACTGGATCTGGTAAATTTACAGGTATAGTAACGGCTACTACATTTGTAGGTAACGTCACTGGTAATCTTACTGGTACTGCTACTACAGCAACTAATCTTGCTAATGGTGCAAATATCACAACAGGAACTATTAATGCTGCTAGAATTCCTACACTAAATCAAAATACAACAGGAACTGCTGCTGGTCTCAGTGGAACACCAAGTCTAAATGTGGGTGTTGTAACGGCAACGAGTTTAGATATATCTGGTGCTATTGATGTTGATGGGCAAACCAATTTAGATGATGTTAGTATTACTGGAATAACTACAACTAATAGTGTTTATCTTAGTAGTGGCGATCTAATTATTAACAATGGAACTATACGTTGGGATACTGGTAAATTATGGGCTATAATTGGTTCTGAACCAACACAATATGCAGGAACACCAGGTGGTTCTCCAGGTGACCATGTATTTAGAACCCATTGGGGTGGATCAAATATTGAACAATTACGTATTAAAAGTTTTGGGGGAACAATTAATGCTGGTGTTTCAACAGCAGTTAGTTTCCATACTAATGATGTAACTGGTGATGGAACAGATATTGGATTTGCTATTAAATATAATATTACTGCAGACGGTACATCTAATTATCGTTTTGCTGGACCTGGTGTATTAAATACAACTAATGATCCAACTCTTTACTTACAAAGAGGATTTACTTATATCTTTAATAATACTACAGGTAGTCATCCATTTAGAATCCAATTTACAGGAACAACAACAGGTGTTGGTACATATGTAAGTGGATCTCAAACTGGGATTCAGTACTTTACTGTACCACATGATGCTCCTGCTTCTTATGAGTATGAGTGTACATCTCATTCTTCTATGAAAGGATCCTTTATTATACCTTCATAAACTAATCTAAATAAATAAAAACTTTTCACAATGTCTGCTATTATAACAGATCAAATTAGAATATTAAATGCGAAGAATTTTGTAGCAGGTATTGGTGCTACAAGCAATTCCTATTATTCTTTTATTGGTTTACCAAATCCATCAGATGTTCAAAGTGATTGGGATGAATCTCCCCCTGCTCCAAAGGATAACTTTGAAGAGGAAGATACATATTGGGATACTATGATTGCATTGAAAAAAATCAATGCAGCTGATGTTAGGCAGGTAGTAAGGAAAAGAGTTTGGTCTTCTGGTACAATTTATGATATGTATCGGGGTGATTATAGTAGTTCTAATAGAGCAAAGATCTCTGGAGCAACTAATTTATATGCTGCATCATATTATGTTTTGAATAGTGATTTTAGAGTATATGAGTGTTTACAAAATGGTACTGATCCAGATAATCCAAATGGTAAACCATCTTTAGATGAACCTACTTTTACTGATTTAGAACCTCGTTCTGCAGGTAGTAGTGGTGACGGTTATATTTGGAAGTATCTTTATACAATTAAACCAAGTGATATTGTAAAGTTTGAATCAACTGATTTCTTACCAGTTCCTCAAGATTGGGAAAATTCTACTGATGCTGCTTCTGTTAGGAATAATGCAGTTGATGGTTCTCTTAAAATTGTAACTGTTACTAATAGGGGAACTGCAATAGGAAATACTGCAACATCATATACTAATGTTCCTATTAAAGGAAATGGTAGTGGTGCTCAGTGTACTGTTGTTGTTAATAATGAATATAAGATTGATTCTGTGACTGTTACTAGTCAAGGATCTGGATATACATATGGTTCTGTTGATTTAGTTGCAGGTGGAGTTCCTACAGGAACTGAAATTCCTACATTTGATGTTATCATCCCTCCAGAAGGTGGACATGGTGCAGATATTTACAGAGAACTTGGTGCATATAATGTACTTTTATATTCTCGTATTGAAAATGATACAGAAAATCCAGATTTTATTACTGGAAACCAAATCGCAAGAGTTGGTGTGGTTGAAAATCCAAGAGTAACTTCTAACACTTTATTAACTTCTGATAAGGCAAGTGCTGTACCAGCTTTAAGACTTACTGGTGTTGGATATAGTTCTGCTAATTTTACTGCAGATACTTTAATTAAACAAACTATTGGAACTGGTAAAACTGCAGTTGGTAGGGTTATAAGTTATGATTCTAATACTGGAGTTTTAAAATATTGGCAGGATAAGTCCCTTGCTGGATTTACTACTGTAGGTGCTGCAATTACAAACCCTACATATGGGTATGAATTGCTACAATTTACAAGCACTCCCTCTGGTACTGGTAATTTAACTATTGTTCCAGAGTCTGGAACAAACTCGAATTTAGGTATTGATACTGTGTTTAGCGGTATATCGACTGTAATAAATAATAGGACATATAACCTTGGGCAATCTTTCGTGAGTGGGATTGCTGCTCCTGAGGCTAAAAAGTATTCAGGAAACATCATATATGTCGATAACCGTCCCTCAATAACTAGGTCGGTGAATCAAAAAGAAGATATCAAGATCATTTTGCAGTTCTAAGAAATCATGCCACAGCAAACGAATTTAAATGTAGCCCCATATTTCGACGATTTTGATTCAGCAAATGATTTTCATAAGGTGCTGTTTAAGCCTGGATATCCTGTTCAGGCTAGAGAATTAACGACGTTACAATCAATACTACAGAATCAAGTTGAAAAATTTGGTCAACATTTTTTTAAAGAAGGTGCAAAGGTAATACCTGGTAATATTTCATATAATAGACAATATTATGCTGTCCAATTAAGTAGTACATACCAAGGGGTTCCTATATCTGCATATGCTGATCAGTTAATTGGGTCAAAGATTACAGGTTCAAGATCTGGAGTTACTGCTGTTGTAGATAAGATATTATTAGCAGAGAATTCTGAAAGAGGATATCTAACATTATATGTAAATTATCTTTCATCAAATACTCAGGATAATTCGACACAAACATTTTTAGATGGTGAGGATATTTCTTGCAATAAAACTATTACATCTGGATTATTAGGAAATTCTGCAATAACTGCAGGTAGTCCTTTAGCTACTACTATTCCTAATGGATCAACTGGAACTGGATCATCATTCTCTATTCAAGATGGTGTATATTTTATTAGAGGTAATTTTGTAAATGTTTCTGCTGAAACTTTAGTTCTTGATCAATTTAGTAGTAATCCAAGTTATAGAGTTGGGTTATTTGTGAATGAGCAAATTATCAATTCAGATATGGATGAGACCCTGAATGATAATTCACAAGGATTTAATAATTATTCTGCACCAGGTGCTGATAGATTAAAAATAACTGTGGGTCTTTTTAAGAAAACTCTTTCTGATTTAAATGATGATAATTTTGTAGAATTAGCAGAGATAGAAAATGGTATTTTAAAATCTAAAAATAAAAATACAACTAATGGTAATGCTGTTTTTGGTCAAGATTTGAAAGATAATCAAGCAAAAAGAACATATGAAACATTTGGTGATTACATAACAAGAGCATTTGATGTATCAGTATTAGAATCATTAAATGATAATCAAGGAAATAATGGTGTATATAATGCTGGTCAATTAACTCCTGGTGGAGTAACAGCATCTGATGATGATATGCTTTATAAGGTTGCTCCAGGTAAAGCATATGTTAAAGGATATTCTGTAGAAACAGTAGCATCAACACTTATAGATGCTCCAAAAACAAGAACTACAAAAACATTAACTGATCAGTCTTTAACCTATAATACTGGTTCTACATTATCATTAAATCGTGTTTATGGTTCTGCACAAATCGGTGTTGGAAATACCTATGTTGTTAGTTTAAGAGACACTAGAGTTGGTGCTAATGGTTATGATGTGCCTGGTAAAGAAATTGGGATGGCAAGAGTATATGATTTTAAATTAGAATCGGGATCATATAATGCATCAAACGGAAATTTAAATGAGTGGGATTTAAGTTTATTTGATGTTCAAACAACTTCTGAAATTACTGTTAATGAATCTACAACATTAACTATTCCTACCTTTATTAAAGGTGCTCAAACTGGAGCAACTGCTTTCCTTAAAGATGCAGTAACTGCTGGTGTTGCACTTACTGTATATGAAAGACAAGGAGAATTTAATCCTAATGAGCCATTAATATTCAATGGGGAAGCAAATGGTAGAATTGCTATTGCAATTACAAATCATACAATTTCTGATGTAAAATCAGTATATGCAACTGATAATGGTTTAGTTGGTGTCAATACATTTAGTGCTGATGTTATACCAACACTAAAGGCAAGTATTGGTATTGCTTCTATTACACAAGTAAAAGCAGGAATTAGTACTATAACAAGTACAAATGTATTGTTTCCAAAAGTAGTAGAGGTTGGAAATCTTGTTAAATTTACTAATTTAGCAAATTCAGATGATCCAACATTAGCAAAAGTTGTATCAGTTGGTTCAAATATAGTCACTATTCAAGGAGTAGAAACTGTAGCAGGAATATGTAACGGTGTCTTGCCAGCTAGTGCAATAAATGTCACAGATTTAACTGTACAATCTTCAGATGTACAAACATCTAGTGATGATACATTATATACATGGTTACCAAAGCATAATGTAGCAACTGTTGATTTAACAGATGCATCTATTACAATAAGAAAAGTATTTACAGTTAATATAGCAGGTAACCAAATAGATGGTGGAACCATTCCTACCGCAGGAGAAAATGAAAGTTTCTTACCATTCGATGAAGAAAGATATTCATTAACAAGATCGAATGGTACTACAGAAGTATTGACTTCCGATAAGGTTCAATTTGTAGAGGGTAGTGGTGGAAAACAACTTCAAATTTATAATTTAGGTGCGAATGATACTGGTGCTACTTTAACAGCAACTTTAACCAAGGATAAACCAAAGGCTAAAGTAAAAATAAGAAATAGAGTACAATCTCTTATTATTGATAAATCTAAGAATGATGGATCAGGTATTGGTGCAACTACATTAAATAATGGATTAATTTATGGTAATTATCCTTTTGGTACAAGAGTTGAAGATAGTTTGATATCTCTTAATACACCAGATATTATTACTATTCATAGTATATTTGAGTCATCGGATACTCAGGATCCTTCTGCACCTAAACTTACGTTATCTTCTATTTTAAGTGCATCTACTACTACAGCAGAATATGTTGTTGGAGAATTACTAACTGGTCAATCTAGTGGAGCAGCTGCTATAGTAGCAGAAGTATTATCAAGTAATCAGATTTCAGTTCTTTATAAGAATGATAGTGTATTTAAAGAAGGAGAATCTATATTATCTTCTGAGTCTCAATTTACTGCAACTATTACTGTTTTACAATCTCCTAGTTTTGATATATCTAATAATTATTCCTATGATAATGGGCAAGAAGGAACCATTTATAACTATGGTGCAATTGAGAAAAAGGAAGATGCAGATACTCCAACTAAAAAAATAATTGTTTATTTTGCTAGTGGTTCATATGATGCAACAGATACAGGAGATATTACTACTGTTGAATCATATGAAACTTATAATTATGGTAAAGAAATTCCAAGTTTTGATGGAATGAGCAATTCTGATATTATTGATATTAGACCAAGAGTACAAGATTATACTGTAACTGAAGGAGGAAGATCTCCATTTGAATTTTTAGGTAGAACATTTGGAACTACTTCAAATTCAGCTGCAAATGTATTGGCATCTGATGAAGTTATTAAAACTACATTCTCATATTATCAGGGAAGAATTGATAGAATTTTTATCACCAAAGAATCTGACCTTCAGGTAAAATATGGACAACCTGCAGATAAACCAGATCTTCCAGAAGGTGTTGATGATGCCTTAGAATTAGCACAATTAACACTTCCACCATACATTTATGATGTAAAGGATGTTTCAATTGAATTCTTAAAATATAAGAGATTTAAGATGAGTGATCTTAAGGATCTTGAAGATAGAGTTAAGAGTCTAGAATATTATACAACTTTATCAATGCTAGAAAATGCAACTTCTGGCATGTTTGTTCCTGATCAGGATGGATTTAATAGATTTAAATCAGGATTCTTTGTAGATAATTTTACATCAGTTGGAGCTCAAGATTCAGCGTTTGCTACTGCACTTGCTAATAGTATTGATTTAAGTACTCAATCAATGCGTCCAAAGCATTATACAACATCTCTAGATCTTATTCCTGGACCTGTTGTTAATACTGATACTACTGCGGATGCTGCATTCTCTCAAATAGAAGGTGTTAATGTAAGAAGAAAAGGTGATATTGTTAGTTTGGATTATGCAGAAGTAGAATATGTAAAACAATCCTTTGGAACCAGAAGTGAAAGTGTAACTCCATTCATGATAAGTTTCTGGCAAGGAACTGTTGAATTGACTCCAGCAACAGATAACTGGGTTGATACTAGAAGACTTGAAGCTAGAGTTATTAATCAGGAAGGTAATTTTGCTGCTGTTCTTGCTGATGCTAGAGCCAATCTTGGATTTGATCAAGATGGATTTGCAGGAACTATATGGAATTCTTGGCAGACTAATTGGGGTGGAATCAATACAACTGAAAGAACAGTTAATAGAGGAACTACCACTAGAACACACTCTCATGATGGTGGTAGAAGTGGTACAAGAATCCGAACAACTACATTTGAAAGAGAAAGAGTTACAATCCAATCTGGATCTCAAACTAGAACTGGAACACGACGTGCAGTTGTTGAACAGTTTGATAGAGAATCATTAGGTGATAGGACTATTAGTAGAGATCTTATTTTATTCTTAAGGTCTAGAAATATACAGATAGTTGCTAAGAGAATTAAACCATTAACACGGATGTATGCATTCTTTGATGGTAAGGATGTAAGTAAGTATATTGTTCCAAAACTACTAGAAATTGAAATGACTTCTGGTACATTCCAAGTTGGTGAATCAGTAGTTGCTACTCAAAATGGAACTGGATTGGGTGATATATCAGCACCTAATACAACAGCAGGAGCAATTTTCAGAGTTGCTCAACCAAACCATAAAGGTGGTCCATATAATATTCCCACATCAACATTCTCTGATAACCCATATACTTATAAGTCAATTCCATCAAGTTACTCTGCATCATCTACATTATTGAACGTAGATATTCGTTCTTTGGCAGAAGAAGCTCAAGGAGATTACTATGGTTGGGTAGAATCAGGTATGGTTTTAGTTGGGCAATCTAGTGGAGCACAAGCAAAAATTACTAATCTTAGATTAGTTTCTGATACTTCTGCTACATTGATTGGAAGTTTATTCATTCCTAATCCCAATTCAACTACTCATCCAAGATTTGAGACTGGTAAGAGGGTATTAAATCTAACTAATGATCCAGATAATAGTATTGAAAAAGCAACAACAACTGCAGAAGAAACTTTTGAGTCTAGTGGTATTCTTGAAACGGTTCAGGAAGATATTGTTTCTACAAGAAATGCAAGAATTGAATCTCAATCTGTTACTGATGGTAGAGGAATAGAAAGAACAATAAACACCGAGGTTATACCAGGAACTAGAAGAACAACTACTAGAAGTTGGGGATTCAATCGTTGGGGTGATCCATTAGCACAAACAGTTCAAATTGAAGACCCTGAAGGAGTATTCCTAACAAGAGTTGATCTTTTCTTCAGAAGTAGAGATGATATGAATATTCCATTCATATTCCAAATAAGAGCAACAGAAAATGGAGCTCCTATTTCTACTGTTCTCCCAAATTCAGAAGTAACCCTAAGTCCATCAGAAATTAATTTATCTGCAGATGGATCAGTTGCAACACCAATTGAATTTGAGTCTCCTGTATTTCTTGAAGGTGGTAATAGAGAGTATGCATTAACTTTACTTTCAAGTTCAACTAAGTATTCTGTTTATATTTCTAGAGTTGGTGAAAATGATCTAATTACTGAGGCATATGTATCTCAACAACCATATCTTGGTTCATTGTTCAAATCACAGAACGCATCTATATGGGAACCAAGTCAGTGGGAAGATCTTAAGTTTACTCTTTATAGAGCAGATTTCTTAACTAGTGGAACATTTGATCTTTATAATGCAGATCTTAAGACAGGAAATAATCAGATACCATACTTAAATCCAAATGCATTAGTTGTTAACTCTAGACAATTAAGAGTTGGATTAGGTACAACAGTTGCAGATTCTGCAATTAAAGTTGGTAATACTGTTACTCAGTTGAATAGTGGTGCTACAGGAAATCTTGTTTCTACTGCAGGAATTGCAACAGGTACATTGTCTGTAACAAGAGCAGGTTTAGGATTTACTCCTGCAAGTGGTCATTATCAATATGATGGAGTTACTTTAACTACTATTACTGGTAATGGTACTGGAGCTAAAGCAAATATTACTATATCAAATGGAGTGGCATTAGGTGCTACATTCTCAGTTGGTGGTCATGGTTATCAAGTTGGTGATGTTTTAGGTATCTCAAGTATTGGTAATAATAATCTAGGACTTAATGCTAGATTATCTGTTGCAACTATCGGGGATGTTAATGAACTTATCTTAGATAATGTTCAAGGTGATTATAAGGTTGGTGCAGCAAATACTGTATTCTTTACAAATAGTGCTGGAGTATCAACTGCATTAAACTGGGTAAATGGTGGTGATGTTCAAATCTCTGATATTATAACTGCTAGTGATGGTGAACATATTAAAGTGAACCATAGTAATCATGGTATGTATTTCTCAGATAATAAGGTAAGAATATTTGGTGTACAATCAGATATCAAACCAACAAAACTAACTGCTGAATATAAGTCAGATGCTGTTGGTGCAATATCAGTAGAAGATGCAAGTGAATTCTCTATATTTGAAAATGTAGGAGTTGGTACAACTAATACTGGATTCTTACAGATTGGTGATGAAGTGATTGAATATACTGCTGTTAGTGGTAATAATATTGGTGGTAATATTACCAGATCAGTTGATAAAGTTACATCAATTGGTTCTAGTACTCTTACAGGAATTAGAAATTATCCTGTAGGTACACCAGTTTATAAGTATGAATTAAGTGATGTTAACTTGTTGAGGATTAATAAAACTCATGATTTAGCATCAACAACTGCTACTGGAAAAGGTGAGGCTATTGGTTTTGATCATTATAATATCAAAGTTGATATGTCTACTACATTTAATGCCAATAATACAAGTAGGGCAGTTGGTACATCATTCCCTAAATTATATTTGAATAATACTAAGTCAGTTGGTGGCAATGCTATTCAAGCATCTCAAAATATTGCATATGAGTTAGTAACTCCTTCAATTCAGACATTATCTGTTCCTGGTACTACCTTGTCAGGTGAAATTAGAACAGTATCGAGTCAGAGTATGGATGGCACTGAATTACCTTATGTTGATAATGGATTTGAATCTATTACTTTGAATGATAATAACTGGATGGATAGTCCAAGACTAATCGCATCAAATGTGAATGCAGAAAACAAATTAACAGAATTACCTGGTAATAAATCTGCTCATTTGAAGTTGACTTTGGGAACAACAGATTCTAGATTGAGTCCATTAATTGACTTACAGAGATCTTCTCTTATATTAACATCAAACCGTGTTAATAATGTAGTTACTGATTTTGCAACTGATCCAAGAGTTAATGAACTGGGTGCAGATCCTACTGCTTTCCGTTATATTTCTAAAGAAGTTGAATTGGTTAATCCTTCAACATCTATAAGAATTATGTTAGAAGGACATTTAACTTCTAGGAATGATATTAGAGCATTCTATGCAATTAGTGATAAGCAGAACTTTAATCCAATATTCATACCATTCCCTGGATATGCTAACTTAGATCAGGATGGTCAAGTTATTTCTCCTGAGAAGAATAATGGACAGTCTGACACATTTATTGCTCCAACAAATGAAGAATCATTCGATTCAAATAATTTAGAATTTAATCCATATGAATTTACTGTTGATAATTTACCATCATTTAAATCATATAGAATTAAATTAGTTGCAACTTCTACAAGTCAAGTTTATGTACCTCAAGTGAGAGCTTTGAGAGTGATTGCATTTGCATAATATGAAATTACAACAAGTAAAAGACCAATCTTCTTTATCTCGTAACCTTGAATCAAATTCGATTGTAAATACAAATACAAAAGAATTTAATAAGTATATGATGAGAAAGAAGGTGAGAGATAAAGGTAATGATAGGGTGGACATGATGGAAAATGATCTATCACGTTTAAAAGGTGAAATTAATGAAATCAAAAATCTACTCAAGGAATTGGTAAATGGCCATTAAAAATATTACATTCGATCCAACTTCAGGAGTACCTTTTGCATCTAACTTGACGATTCAAGGTGGTTCTGATTTTTCTGCAACATTTAATGTTGTTGATACCTCAAATTCACCATATCCATTTACAACTGCATGGTCTGCATCTTCTCAGATTGCAAAGAGTGTTGCAGTTGGTGCAACTTTAGGTGCAACAGCAACCTTTACTGTAGGAATTACTACATCAGCAACTACGAGTAAAGTAAAAATTTCTTTAGGTTCTGTTGATACAAGAACTTTAAATGAAGGAAGATATGTTTATAATGTTTTAGTGGGGTCTGGAACAACGATATATAACATAGTAAATGGTAATATTATGGTTTATGCAGGTGTATCGTCTGCACCCTAAATACTGTTAAGGAGTAGACGCAAATGGCAAAACCAGCAAGTAGAACAGACTTAATAAACTATTGCAAGAGGCAATTAGGTGCTCCTGTATTGGAGATCAATGTAGCTGATGAACAAATAGATGATTTAGTAGATGATGCTCTTCAGATATTTCAAGAGCGTCATTTTGATGGTGTAACAAAAGATTATATAAAATATAAAATAACTCAGGATGATATTGATAGGGGAAGAGGATTAACTGATACCGAAGTTAGTGGAATAACAACAACTACAGTAACTCAGAATGTTGGTTTAACTACAGAATTTAAATTTGAAGAGAACAGTAATTACTTACCATTACCTCCAGATATTATTGGAGTAGAAAAGATTTTCCATTTCGATGGATCTTCTACATCTACTAACAATATGTTTAGTGTGAAGTATCAATTATTCTTAAATGATATTTACTACTATGGTGCTACTGAATTATTAAACTATAGTATGGTTAGGACTTATCTTGAGGATATTAATTTCTTATTAACTACTCAGAAACAATTTAGATTTAATCAACGTCAAGATAGACTTTATATTGATATTGATTGGTCTGGTGTCACAAAAGATGATTATTTGGTATTTGATGTTTTTAGAGCCATAGATCCAGATAGTTTTACTGGAGTATGGAATGATTCATTTTTAAAACGATACGTAACCCAATTAGTGAAGAGACAATGGGGTCAAAACTTAATTAAATTCCAAGGAGTAAAACTTCCTGGTGGTGTTGAGTTAAATGGACGGCAAATGTATGATGATGCAGAGAAAGAACTGGAAATCATCAGAGAGCAAATGTCCAATACTTATGAAATACCACCACTAGATATGATAGGTTAATATTATGGCACTTAATCCATATTTTCAGCAAGGTGCTCGATCTGAACAAAATTTAGTTCAGGATTTAATCAACGAACAGTTGAGGATGTATGGTGTTGAGGTGCATTATATGCCTCGTAAGTATGTTAAAGAAAATACAGTAATAAGAGAAGTTGTACAATCTAAGTTTGATGATGCATATCCTCTTGAGGCATATGTAGATACTTATGATGGTTATGCTGAAAATCCTATTCTTTTAACCAAGTTTGGTATAGAGGCAACAAATGAAATAACTCTTACAATTTCTAGAGAGAGATGGGAGAATTACATTGAACCATTAATGAAGAATGAGGAAGATGTAAAATTAACAACCAGACCAAAGGAAGGAGACTTAATATATTTCCCATTAGGTGATAGGTTATTTGAGATTAAGTTTGTTGAGCATGAAAAACCTTTCTATCAGTTACAAAAGAATTATGTTTATGAATTAAGATGTGAACTCTTCCGTTACGAGGATGAGGTTATTGATACAGGTGTTGAAGAAATTGATAATGAATTGGTAGGTGATAATATTGACGGAACATCTGAAGATGGAACTCCAACAATATTAGGCCCAACTCAAACATTTACTCTGGTTGGTGCTGCAGCAACTGCTGCTGCATATACTGGAATAGTTACTACTGGTGCTATTAACTACTTTACTATATCAAATAGGGGTGGTGGATATATTACACCTCCTACTATTGGATTATCATCAGCACCTTCTGGTGGAACAACAGGTATTGCAACTGCTGTATTAATTGCTGGCATTCAACATTGCAATTTAAATATAAGTCAGAATCAAAAATCAGTACAATCGATTGAAATTGCAAATCCAGGTGCAGGATATACTATTGCTCCAGGTGTAGCATTTACTAGTGATAGTGGTGTTGGTGCTGCAGCAACTGCATATATTGCTGATGGAACATTGGGTGTTGTAACTGTTACGAGTGCTGGTGGTGGATTCGTGACTGCACCAACTGTAACATTTGCTGGACCAACTGGTGTTGGAACCACTGCTGTTGCGGTTGCTGTTATTAATGCAGCTGGATCTGTTACTGATGTTAGATTTACTAATACTGGTGCTGGTTATACTGCTGGCGATCTTCCACTCACTGCAACATTCTCTACTCCAGCAACAGGATCAGAAGGAGATTATAGATTCAATGAAACAGTAACTGGTGCTACAAGTGGTGCAACTGGTAAAGTAAGAACATGGGATTCTGTATCGAATATTTTAGAAGTATCTTCAATATCTGGAACATTCTCTATTGGAGAGAATATAACTGGTTCCTTATCAGGTGCAGTTCATGCTCTAAGATTAGTTAATACTGAACCTACTGATGATGGATTTGCAGATAATATTAATATTGAAACGGAAGCAGATAAGATATTAGACTTTACTGAACAAAACCCATTTGGTACTCCCTAAATAATATACCAGGACTATAACAATGTTTGAATATTTTTATAACGAGATTCTGAGAAGAACCATTATTTCTTTTGGTACTTTGTTTAATGGCATAACCGTTAAGCAAGATGATTCTACTATCAAAGTACCATTGGCATATGGTCCTACCCAAAAGTTTTTGGCAAGATTAGAGCAGTCACCTGATTTGAATAAGGCTACTGCAATAACCTTACCAAGGATGTCTTTTGAGTTTACTGGACTCACATATGATCCTGCAAGAAAAGTAACTACTACTCAACAATTTACTGTTAAAGATCCTGATACAGGAAAAGATTCAAAGAAGGCATATCTACCTGTTCCATATAATATGCAATTTGAACTTGCTATTATGTGTAAGTTGAATGATGATGCACTACAAATTACAGAACAAATATTACCATATTTTCAACCAGCATATAATGTAACTGTTAACTTGGTTTCTTCAATTAAAGAGAAAAGAGATATTCCTATTGTATTGGAAAATATTACAATGCAAGATGATTATGAAGGAGATTTCACTCAGAGAAGAGTACTTCTTTATACATTGAGATTTACTGCAAAGACATATCTATTTGGCCCTGTATCCGATGCTTCCAAGGATATTATCAAGAAGTCTACTGTCAACTACAGAGGTGGAAAATCTCTTCCTGGTCAAAGAGACGTTACCTATTCAGTTGCACCTAGAGCAATTAAAAATTACACTGGTGATGTTACAACTAATCTAGCATCTGATATATTGATAAATGATATTGTTATTCCTGTAGAAGATGCAAGTAACATTTCTGCAAGTACAAATACTACAAGAGTATTCATTACTATTGGTGAAGAAGAGATGAAGGTTATTAAGAAAGATGGTAATAATCTTACAGTCGAGAGAGGTAGAGATGGTACAACTCCTGCGTCTCATCTAAGGGGTGATGCAATTGGTTTAATTACCGATGCAGATGATGTATTAATTCCTGAAGGTGATGACTTTGGATTTGACGGGAGTACCTTCTAATGAAACAATTAGATAAGGCATTTAACATCACTCCTGTCGAAGTATCTACTACTCCAGAAAATGGATGTTCTCCTAAGAAGGAACAACTTACTAATGTTACCAGACCTGAGAAACCTGATAGATTAACTAAAAATGATATATCTAAAGATTATGAATATACAAGAGGTAATCTTTATAGTATAATTGAAAAGGGTCAAGAAGCCATTGATGGTATTCTTGAACTTGCACAGGAGAGTGAGCAACCAAGAGCATATGAAGTTGCAGGACAACTTATTAAGAGTGTGTCTGATGCAACTGATAAGTTAATGGATCTTCAAAAGAAATTAAAAGATGTAAATGAGGAGGATAAAAAATCACCAACTAGTGTAACTAACAACGCATTATTTGTTGGATCTACTGCAGAACTAGCAAAAATGATCAAACAAGAAAACTTGAAAAATCAGTAATTTCTTGCTAAAATAAATATTTCATTAGATATATAAAATGATAGAGGTTATTAGTGTCGATTAGAAATCCCTCGGATTTTTTTAAGAGAAAGAAAGATGATTCTTTGAAAGAAGAACAGGCTCAAAAAAAATTAGAGGAACAAAAATTACAAAATAAAAAAATCGATGCTCCAAAGAAACATTTTGGTGAAAATAAGGTCGTAGAAGAACCTGCTGCAATAATTTCAGAAGAAGTAAAAGTTGATCCATATCTAGAAGAAATAAATTCACTTAAGTCTGATATACAGTCAGTAGTAGGGTTAATTCCTGAAGAAACAGATTTAACTGAAGTTTTTAATAAATTAGAAAGTTTAAAAGAAAGAATAGATACTGTTGCTGATAAGGCAAGTTATGATGGAGATATTACAATACTTCGCTCTGAAATAAGAGAAGTAGAACGAAGTATACCTGAACAATTTGATCCATCAAATATCAATTCAAACCTCGCATCATTAAAAGAAAGAATTGAATTTGTTCGTTCTGAGATTCCCACTATCCCAGAACCTGTTTTATATGATGATCAGATAGATGAAATAAAAGGATTAATAGAACAAGTAAAGGAAAGTATCCCAGAAGTTCCTGAAGTAAGATATTATGAAAAAGAATTAAATTTAATATTAGATCTAATTGAAGGTGTAAAGGAAGATATTCCTACAGTTCCTGAAATACCTGAGATAAAGTATTATGATGAGGAAATTTCTAGTATAGAATCTCAGATAAAGAAAATAGAATCTTCATTATCTAATCTACCTGAGATAAAGCATTATGATAATGATATTGATGAAGTAAAGGAATTACTTGAAAAACTATCTAATAAAATTCCAACAATACCTGAAATAAGGTATTATGATGTTGATATACAAGAATTAAAAGATAAGATATCAAATGTAGAAGATTCTATACCAACAGTTCCAGAAGTAAAATATTATGATGAAGAAATTAAAGGCCTTAATAAGGAAATTGTAAATTTATTTAAAAAAGTTTCATCTATTAAGATACCCGAAGCAAAATCTTATGATGGTGAAATAAAAAAGATATATTCTTCATTTGAAGAAAAGAATCAAAGTCTTCAAAATAAAATTGAAAAACTTGAAGAAACTTTTAATAAGTTTGATAAGGAAGTTATTTCTGAGGGACTTTTAAATATTCCTCCTGATGAAGATAATTCTGATCCACTAACACCATTAGATCAGAAGTTTGTAACCTTTGAAAAACTTCAAGAGAACTATAGACTATTTGTTAATAGAGTTCAGCAACAACTAGCCTCATTTGGTGGAGGTGGTATAGAAGATGCCCCTTCAGATGGACAAGAGTATACTAGAAAGAATCAAAAATGGGTTGTAAACACTGGTGGAGAACAACCTACTGGAGTTGCTGGAACTTGGGGAGTAGGTACTGTTGGTATTCATACTGTCAAAAATGTTGGTATTGGATCTACTGCAAGATTAGATAGTGCGTTATATGTATTTGGTGATGCTGAGATAACAGGAAATATATCTGTAGCAGGAACTATAACTAAACAAGATATTATTAATGTTGATTCTATTGGCATTATTACTGGTAGAAAAGATCTTGATATCCAACGTAATGCTAGGTTATCAGGTGTTACTACCATAGGTGATACTAGTGGAGTAGGAACAGTATTTGTTGGATCTGGTAATACTACCTTAATTGTTGATGGTGATGCAAGGATTATTGGAGTACTTACCGTTGGTAGATCTTCTATTACTATTGATGGTGAAGCAGAACAGGTCAGTGTTGGTATTGTTACCATTACTAATGAATCAGTTACTGTTGGTGATAATGTAAGTATTGATTCTACAGCATCTGGTATTAACTCTGCACCTAATGTCTATTATGTCGCTAAGGATGGTAATGATACTAATAATGGAACATCTATTGACAATGCATTTTTAACTATTAAAGCTGCTGTTGGTATTGCTGAGTCTGGATCAACAGTTAAAGTTCTTTCTGGTAATTATGTTGAGCAAAATCCAATAGAACTTCCTGCATTTGTTGCTGTTGTTGGTGATGACCAAAGATCCGTAAAAGTACTTCCAAATACAACAAATAAAGATTTATTCCATGTAAGGAAAGGATGTAAACTCGCAAATATGACATTTAGTGGACATACTGCACCTGCAGCTGCTGTTGGATTCCCTACTACTGAAATTGCAGAAAATGTAGGTGGTGGTAAATGGAAAGGACCATATGTTCAGAACTGTACAAGTGATACAACTACAGGAGTTGGTATTCGTATTGATGGAAAACAAGCAAGGTCATTAAAAGCAATGAATGTTGACTCATTCACTCAATACAATCAAGGTGGAGTTGGTGTTGCTGTAACTAATAGTGGATTTGCTCAGTTAGTTTCTGTATTCACTATTTGCTGCGATGAAGCAATTTCATGTGATGCTGGTGGTCAAGCAGACCTTGCAAATAGTAACTGTAGTTTTGGAACAAAGGGATTAGTTTCTCGTGGAACTGGTGCATTGCAATTTACTGGTACTGTTAGTTCAGAGGCTGCTGTATCGCAAGATAATGTTACTGTTAATTTAAGTACTCCTACTTTAAACATATCCAATTTCCAATATACCCATCAGACAGGTGTAGCTACTGTAACAACAACTGCAGACCATAGTTTTTCAGTTGGAATGGGTGTTACTCTTGCAGGTATTGGTTTAACATGTGCATATGGATCTAAAACATATCCACATAAGAATCCATATATTTTTGAAGTTGATGAAATACCAACTGCTAGAAAATTTGTAGTTAATGTTGGAATATCTACTCTTGCTCATACTTATGTTTCTGGTGGAACTGCAAAAGTTGATATAGATAGACCTTATGATGGGCAAGTGGCTTATTTCGATACTTTATATAAAACCGTAGAAAGTATTACTGTTACATCTGGTGGAACAGGATATACATCAACTCCAGAAGTAACAATTGATGCTTCACCAACGGGAGAAACTGCTACTGCATTTGCAACTCTAGAAGGTGATTCTGTTTCTTCTATTACTCTTATTAGTAGTGGTAATCAATATACTTCAACACCAAATGTAACTATTAGTGGAGGAGGTGGATCTGGTGCATCTGCAACTGCCAATATGTCGTCTATTTATTACACAATAAATAGTTCAACCCCAGTGGTGTCTGGAATATCCACTCTAACTCTTGATACAAATTTATTGAATACAGTTGGTGTAGGATCTACAGTATACTTTTTCCAACAAAGTAAAATTATTGCAAGTTCACATACATTTGAGTATGTTGGTGCAGGTAATAATATTACATCTGCTACTCCTAAACGTGGTGGGGTTACTGTTCAGGAAAATGAAGTTATTTCATCTGATGGAGGTGTGGTAATTTACACAAGTACAGACCAAGCAGGTAATTTTAGAATAGGTAATGATTTACAAATCAACCAAAATACAGGTACAATCAGTGGAAGAGCTTTTAGTAAAAGTTTATTCGCTGAAATGACACCATTTATATTGGCATTAAGTTAATATGGCTCAGTTAGCACTCAATAAATTTCAAACAGTTACTTTTGAGGTAACCACTGCGGAACAAACAGTTTATACTGCACCCACTGGTTATACTGCGATTGTTTTGTATGCACATATTGCTAACTATGGAACTCAAGATTCCACTGTTACTATGAAACATAAAAGGTCTAGTACATCAACTGAAATAATTAAAGGTGCAAATGTACCTGTTGCAGAAGCTTTTGTTCCTATGTCTGGTAAATTAGTATTAGAAACAAGTGATTCTATTAGAATTTCTTCTCAAAGAAATGATACATTAAAAATTATTGTTAGTATCCTAGAAACAGCTAATTAAGATGCCATACATAGTCGGAACACAACCAGTAACAAAACAAACACTTCTTTTAAGTGCTGGTCTTGTTGACTCTACGATATCAACAACGACTAGTGTTGGTGTATCTACTCTAGTATCAATTGCATCATCAATTTATAGATCTGCTAATTATCAAATACAAGTTATACAAGGAAGTAATTATAATACAACATCAATTAATGTTCTTCATGATGGAACTAATGCATATATGACAGAATATGGTACTTTAAATCAACCAGTAGGTATAGCAACATTTTCTGCACAAATTGATTCAAATACAGTACAGTTACTTGGATATCCTGGTACTGCAAGCACTACTACTTTCAAAGTCATTTACTCAGCTGTTAAATCATAAATAAAAACATGAAAGATCTCAACCAATTTATTTCAGAAGCATCAAAGACAATCCTTAACAGGAAGGTTGGAGTTGTTATGCGTATTATTTTTGGTTGGAGAGGGAAGAGATATATGATTAAAATGTTTTTTCCTCAAATAAAGATTCCGTCAAGAAGAGATATTCAAGTTGAATTAAATAAGGTTTATCCTAATTCAAAAGTTTTTAGTTATGATGTAACCGATCATGAAACTGGAGATCCTTTAATCTATACGAATAGATAATTAATATTTTATTATTATGGCAGAACATGACATTTACTTAGGTAACCCGAATCTAAAACGGGCAAATACCCCAATAGAATTTACTCAAGAACAAATTCTTGAGTTTATGGCATGTAAGAATGATCCTGTTTATTTTGCTCAAAAACATGTAAAGATTGTTACTCTTGATCATGGTTTGATGCCTTTTGAACCATATGATTTTCAACAAGAATTAATTAATAATTTCCACGAAAATAGATTTAACATTTGTAAGATGCCTCGTCAGACTGGTAAGTCTACAACTGTTATATCATATCTTTTACATTATCTACTTTTTAATGATAGTGTAAATATTGGTATCCTTGCTAACAAGGCAGCAACTGCAAGAGAACTGCTTGGTAGATTACAAACTGCATATGAGAATGTTCCTAAGTGGATGCAGCAAGGTGTCTTGTCATGGAATAGAGGTTCACTGGAGTTAGAAAATGGTAGTAAAATCTTGGCGGCTTCCACTAGTGCTAGTGCTGTTCGGGGTATGTCTTTCAACATCCTCTTCTTGGATGAGTTTGCTTTTGTTCCCAATCACATCGCTGATTCTTTCTTTGCTAGTGTTTATCCTACTATTACTTCTGGTCAAAATACAAAAGTAATTATAGTTTCTACACCGCACGGTATGAATCATTTCTACCGCATGTGGCACGATGCAGAAAAAAGTAAGAATGAATATGTACCAACGGATGTGCATTGGAGTCAAGTTCCTGGTAGAGACGAAGTTTGGAAAGAACAAACGATTGCAAACACATCAGAACAACAGTTCAAAGTTGAGTTTGAATGTGAGTTCTTAGGATCTGTTGATACACTAATTGCTCCAAGTAAATTGCGGAGTATGGTATATCAAACACCAGAAAAAACAAATGCTGGTCTTGATGTTTATGTTGATCCACAAAAAGGACATGATTATGCTATAACTGTTGACGTTGCAAGAGGAGTAAATAAAGACTACTCAGCCTTTGTTGTAATCGATATCTCAGAATTCCCTCATTCTGTAGTAGCAAAGTATAGAAATAATGAAATTAAACCAATGCTTTTCCCAAGTATTATTGAGGAGGTAGGAAAGAGTTATAATGATGCATTCATTTTATGTGAAGTAAATGATATAGGAGATCAGGTAGCATCTATATTAAACTATGATATGGAATATAAAAATCTTCTTATGTGTTCTATGAGAGGTAGAGCAGGACAAGTTGTTGGTCAGGGATTCTCTGGTAAGAAGACTCAACTTGGAGTTAAGATGTCAAAAACTGTTAAGAAAGTTGGTGCTCTTAATTTAAAAACTCTTATTGAATCTGATAAGTTATTATCTTGTGATTATGATATCATGAGTGAATTGACGACATTCATTCAAAAAAGTAATTCATTTGAAGCAGAAGAAGGGTGTCATGATGACCTTGCAATGTGCTTGGTAATATATGCATGGTTAGTTCAAACTGATTATTTTAAAGAACTTACTGATCAAGATGTAAGAAAAAGGTTATATGAAGAACAGAGAAATGCAATTGAACAAGACATGGCTCCATTTGGATTTATGGATGATGGAATGGGTGAAGATAACTTTGTTGATGATGATGGGGATAGATGGTTTAAGGCAGATGAGTATGGCGATAAAACATATATGTGGGAATACCTGTCGTAAAGTTACTTTTTAATAAATATTTGAAGATTAATTGATAAATTCGGAGAAAGAAAACATGGCTACTCCCCAATTATCTCCTGGAGTACTGATAAGGGAGGTTGACCTCACCGTAGGTAGAGCTGAAAATGTTTTAGATAACATAGGAGCAATAGCAGGACCATTTTTACAAGGACCAATTGACGATCCTGTTGATATTGCAACAGAACAAGATCTATTAAATGTTTTTGGAGAACCACAGAATACAGACGCACAATACGAATATTGGATGAGTGCATCATCTTACCTTTCATATGGTGGTGTTCTTAAAGTAGTAAGAACAGATGATGACGATCTTAAGAATGCTAACTCTGGTGTTCAAGTAGCAGCTGCAGACGTTAAAGTAAAAGGATATGAAGATTACGTTGAGAATTATGCAGATGGTTCTACTTTCTTCTACGGTGCTAAGAATCCAGGAACTTGGGCCGAGAACTTAAAAGTATGTACTATTGATGCTCAAGCAGATCAAAGAATTACAGTTCCAGCAGCAGCAGTTACTGCAGCAACAGTTGGATTTGGTATTACTGAATCTGTTTCTAATATAGTAATTCCTGGTGCAGGAAGTACATCCGCATTTACTGGACATATTAAAGGTATTATTACTGGCAAAGATGCAACAGCTAATACACTTGATGTTAAGGTTGTTTCAAGAGTAGATACTGCTGGTACAGAAACAGCAATTGATTATGCAGAGGGAACTGATTTTGCAGCATTCTCTTCAACTGCAGTTCTTAATATAATTAACAACTCTGGTTCAGTTGTTGCAGGTGGTGCTCATACAGCAACAGCTGCTGTTGACTGGTATGATCAGCAACAATTGACTCTTACTAATGCAAATATTTTCTGGAAAGAAATTGCATCAAAACCTGCTACTACATCATATGCAAATGATAGAAATGCTAAAAATGATGAGATCCATGTTGTTGTCGTAGATGACTTTGGAACCGTTAGTGGAATCAAAGGTAATATTATTGAGAAGCACATAGGTCTTTCTAAAGCAAAGGATGCAGTTTCTGCAGTTAATGCTCCACAGAAAGTATACTATGAAGACTTTATTGCATTAAATTCAGCAAATCTTTTTGCAAGTGCTAACCCATCATCAGTTGGATTAACAACATATCGTGCTGATATACCAACACCGACTGCTACTGGATTCTCTGCTGCATATACAAAAGTTACTGATGGCGATGGTCTTTGGGGACAAGATGCTCAAGGAGTAACATTTGCTGCAATCGGTAATGTTACATACACTCTAACAGGTGGTAAGAACTACAGTACAGGTGCTGCTGGATCTGCAGGTAACTTAACTGCAACATTAGGAAGTCTTAAGACTTCTTATGATCTATTCAGAAATCCTGAAGTAGAAGTTGATTACCTAATCATGGGACCAGGTTGTTCAACTAAGTCCGAATCTCAAGCAAAAGCAAACAGTTTGATTGCAATTGCTGAGTTAAGAAAAGATTGTGTTACAACTATTGGGCCACACAGAGCAGATATTGTTAATATAGCAAATACTGACACTCAGACTACAAACTTAATAAACTTCTTTAGTCCACTAACTTCATCATCTTATGCAATATTTGATAGTGGTTATAAGTACGTTTATGATAGATTTAATAATAAGTTTAGATATGTTCCTGTCAATGGAGACATTGCTGGACTGATGACACGTACAAACCTTGTTGCTTATCCTTGGTTCTCACCAGCAGGACAACAGCGTGGTACTATTAATAATGCAATCAAACTTGCATACAACCCAACAAAAGCTCAAAGAGATAAGATTTATCCTGCGAGAATTAACCCAGTTGTTACACAACCTGGTGTTGGAACAATTCTATTCGGTGATAAGACTGGATTAGGATATCAATCTGCATTCGACAGAATTAACGTTCGTCGCTTGTTCCTTACAGTTGAGCAAGCACTTGAAAGTGCAGCAAATGCTCAGTTGTTTGAGTTGAATGATGATTTAACAAGAGCAAACTTTAGAGCAATTGTTGAACCATATCTACGTGATGTTCAAGCAAAGAGAGGCCTTAACGGATTCCTCGTTATTTGTGATGAGACCAATAACACACCTGATGTTATTGATAATAATGAGTTTAGAGCAGACATCTTCCTGAAGCCTGCTAAGTCAATCAACTATGTTACTCTTACCTTTGTTGCTACACGAACAGGTGTTAGCTTCGAGGAAGTAGCAGGTCGAGTTTAAATCTAGCACATTAATAAAAGGAGGACACGAAAAAAATGGCTAACACTCTAACCAAATTTAAATCAATTCTTGCAGGTGGTGGTGCAAGACCTAATCTGTTTGAGGTAACAATTTCAGATTTCCCAGGATATACCGATGCAGTTGGTGAAGATATTAAGTTCTTATGTAAAGGAGCACAATTACCAGAATCAACAGTTGGTCTGGTAGAAGTTCCTTTTAGAGGAAGAACTTTTAAAGTTGCAGGTGACAGAACATTTGCACCTTGGTCAATCACAGTTATCAATGATACTGATTTTGCAATCAGAAATGCAATGGAAACTTGGATGCAAACCATAGCACAATATAAAGATGGTTCTGGTTCTACAGATCCTGGTGATTATATGAGAGAGGCGACAGTTTCTCAATTACTTAGAGATAAATCTGATATGGGCAAAACATCTGGTACTGGAACTGAAGGTTCTAGAACTGATGCTGGTCAGTATAGATTCTATGACATTTGGCCAACAAATGTTAGTGCTATTGATTTATCTTACGATTCTTCAGATGTAATTGAAGAATTCACAGTGGAATTCCAAGTTAACTACTGGGCCCCACTAGTTAAGAATAATACTGAAGGTTAAAACTCTGTATTATTTGCATATTTGTGGTATAATAAATACTACAGTAACTATAGAAGTTTAGATAATGGCTAAATTGTTTGGATTCTCAATAGAGGATAACGAACCAATTTCACCCACTACAGTTTCCCCCGTACCTCCAAATAAGGAGGACGGGGTTGACTACTATTTAAGTAGTGGATTTTTTGGTTCTTATGTTGATATAGAGGGAATCTATAAGACAGAATATGAATTAATAAGAAGATATCGTGAAATGGCATTGCATCCAGAATGCGATAGTGCTATTGAAGATGTTATTCAGGAAGCTATAGTTTCAGATTTGAATGATAGTCCTGTAGAATTGGACTTAGATCATTTAAATGCCAGTGATGGTATTAAGAAAAAACTTAGAGATGAATTCAAATATATAAAAGATTTATTAGATTTTGATAAAAAAGCACATGAAATATTTCGTAACTGGTATATAGATGGTAGATTATATTATCATAAAATAATAGATTTAAAAAATCCTCAAGAAGGAATACAGGAATTAAGATATATTGACGCAATAAAAATGCGTTATATTAGGCAGCAAAAAAAGAAAGAAGAAGATAGATTTAGGAATCCTATAGGCAGAACTGATAATCCAATGGATTATGATTGGCCTGAAATAGAAGAATATTTTATTTACAATCCTAAAGCAGGATATCCTACTGGTGGATCTGCATCTGCTGGTGGTGGAATTAAGATGACAAAAGATTCCATTGCATATTGCACATCTGGATTAGTTGATAGAAATAAAGGTAATACCTTATCTTTCTTACAAAAAGCAATCAAATCTCTTAATCAATTAAGAATGATTGAGGATAGTCTTGTCATATACAGATTATCAAGAGCACCAGAAAGAAGAATATTCTATATTGATGTAGGTAATCTTCCTAAAGTTAAAGCAGAACAATATCTTCGTGATGTTATGTCTCGCTATAGAAATAAGTTAGTTTATGATGCTAACACTGGTGAAGTTCGTGATGATAAGAAATATATGGCAATGTTGGAAGATTTCTGGCTTCCAAGAAGAGAAGGTGGTAGAGGAACAGAGATTACTACCTTACCTGGTGGACAAAACTTAGGTGAAATTACTGATATTGAATACTTTAAGAAGAAATTATTCAAGTCACTTAATGTTCCTATCTCTAGAATTGAAGGAGATGGTGGTTTTAACCTTGGTAGATCATCAGAAATACTAAGAGATGAATTAAAATTTAGTAAATTTGTTGGACGTTTGAGAAAAAGATTCTCTCATTTGTTCAATGATATGTTAAGAACTCAATTACTTCTTAAGAATATCATTACCCCAGAAGATTGGGAAACAATGAGTGAACATATACAATATGACTTCTTATATGATAATCACTTCTCAGAATTAAAAGAAACTGAGTTATTTAATGAAAGAATGGCAGCTGCAACAGCAGCAGAACCATATGTTGGAAGATATTATTCTCAAGATTGGGTAAGAAGAAAACTTCTAAGGCAAACTGATGAAGAGATTCTTGAGCAAGATAAGATTATGAAGAAAGAAATTGCAGATGGTGTTATACCTGATCCAATGGCTCCAGTTGATCCTGAGACTGGACAACCAATGCAAGATTTGGGAGCTCCTATTATGGAACCTGATTTAGAAAAACAGGCACAAGCTACTGATTCTGTAAATATCCCCTCTGGTGGAGAGATATAAATATTAGGACTATATATGTTTTTGATTTAACATGGAAGACAACTTAATGGATATGATCATTTCTGATGAGTCTCCATCCAATATTAGCGATAAGATCAAGGATATTCTGTTTGCAAAATCAGCAGAAAAAATTGATGCTGTTAAAGGTTCAGTAGCAGCTTCTACTTTTGGTGTTGATCCAGCAGATCAAGAGGCTGTAGATCAAGCAGTTTCGGATGCTGCGGATGTAATTTCTGGTGCTGATAAGACCCCAGAGGCATCTGACGCAGAGTAATTATAAATAACTATTAATGCAATATTAGTTTCGGAATAAAATGAAACTCATAAGAGAAGAAATTGAATCGGTAAAGATTATTACTGAAGCAAAAGGAGGTAAAAAATCTCTTTTTATAGAAGGTATATTCCTTCAAGGTAATATCAAAAACCGTAACGGAAGAATGTATCCATTAGACACTCTTCGCAAAGAGGTCGAAAGATATAATGAGTCTAATATTGTAAGTGGTAGAGCACTTGGGGAATTAGGTCATCCTGATGGCCCAACTGTTAATCTTGATCGTGTTTCACACAAGATTGTATCACTAAAAGAAAGTGGTTCTAATTTTATTGGAAAAGCAAAAATTTTGAATACACCAATGGGTAAAATTGCATCTAATCTTATAGAGGAAGGTGTAAAACTCGGTGTTTCCTCTCGTGGTATTGGTTCATTAAAACCAACCAAAGAGGGATTCAATGTTGTTGGTGAAGACTTTATGTTAGCAACAGCAGCAGATATAGTTGCTGATCCTTCTGCTCCCGATGCATTTGTTGAGGGAATTATGGAAGGTAAAGAGTGGGTATGGGAAGGAAGCATACTCAGAGAAAAATTAGCCTCTGATACAAAGAGGAGAATTAACACTTTAGTTGATCAAAAAAGGCTAGAAGAGAACAAATTAGATCTCTTTAATGAGTTTATTAACTCATTGTAAAGTCTTACATTATAAATAAATATAGATTTTTTCACAATTTACGAGAATCGGAGAAACTTCAAATGTCTAGTGACAAAAACTTACAAGCAATGGAAGAGGACGTTAAGCAATCCAAGACTGCAGTAAATGCTAACGCAGCACCAGCTCAGCCTATGGAGAAGCTTTCCACTGGTGGAACACCACCTACAGTGGAAGACCTTGGCGGTCCAACACCAGAAAACTATAGTCCAACTAACGACTCAGCAAAACTTAAGGATGCTGCTGGTACGTTGAAGCAAGTTAGGGATGTAGTTAACAAGAAGGCTGTTAAAGCAGAAGAAGTTGAAACTTCCGAGGAAGTTATTGAGGAAGAAGAGACTACTACAGATGAAGTAGTAGCAGAAGAAGAAACAACAACTGAAGAAGTGGTATCTGAAGAAGAGACTACTGAAGAGGAAGTTGTTGCTGAAGCACCTGATTACACAGAGATTGACATCGAAGAAGATGTTACTGCTCTTGTAGAAGGTGAAGAACTTTCCGAAGATTTCAAGAACAAAGCAAAAACAATTCTTGAAGCAGCCATTAAAGGCAAAGTAACACAGATCAAGGAAAACCTTGAGTCTGATTACGAGAAAAAACTCGTCGAGGAAGTCGAGGAAATCAAAGGTGCTCTTAACGAGCGTGTTGATTCCTACCTAGAATATGTGGCTGAAGAGTGGTTCACTGAGAATCAACTCGCAGTAGAAGGCGGTCTTAAGGAAGAACTTACAGAATCCTTTATGACTGGTCTTAAGAGTCTTTTTGAAGAACATTATGTATCAATCCCTGAAGAAAAATATGATGTACTACAGAGTATGGTAGAAAAACTAGATGACATGGAGACCAAGCTCAATGAGCAAATTGAGAAGAATGTCGGTTTAAACAAGAGACTTGCAGAGTCTGTTGCCGATAGCATTCTTGAGTCTGTTTCTGATGGCCTTGCTGCTACTCAGAAAGAGAAGCTCGCTTCACTTGCTGAAAGTGTAGAGTTTGATAGTGAGACACAATATCGTGACAAGTTGGAGACATTAAAGGAATCTTATTTCCCTACAAAATCAACTCCAGCAGTTAAGTCAGAGAGTTTATCAGAAGGAGTCGATTCATCAGAAGCAGTAGCATCTGGTACAATGGCTCATTATTTAAAGACACTTTCTAGTCTTAACAAATAACTGATTTTAACATTAAACAAACTTTTACATAGGTAACAAGCAAATGTTCCATTCAGAACAGTTGCAGGAAAAGTGGGCTCCACTTCTTAACCATGAAGGTTCAGAACCAATTAAGGATCCCCATAGAAAAGCGGTTACAGCCGTCCTGCTCGAAAACCAAGAAAAATTCCAAAGAGAACAGTCAGCATTTAATGAGTCTGGCTCATTCTTAACAGAAGCAGTTCCAACAAACAACACAGCATCTGGTGCTAATCCAGGTCTTGGTGCTGCTACAACAGGTGCAATGCAAGGTTTCGACCCTGTATTGATCTCACTTATTCGTCGTTCTATGCCAAACTTGGTCGCTTATGACCTTGCTGGTGTTCAACCAATGAGTGGTCCTACTGGACTTATCTTCGCAATGAGATCTCGCTATACATCTAACGATGGTGCTGAGACATTCTACGACGAAGTAAACACAGCATTCTCAGGTCAGCCTAAGGGACTTGATGATGCAAACGGCTTCACTGATGCTGCCGTTGGTATGGGTACAACATCACAGGCTGGATCTAACCCAGGTGCGTTGAACCCTTCAACTACTGCTACACAGAAAGCATATAACACAGGTCAGGGTCTACGTACTGATTCTGCTGAAGGACTTGATGGTACAGGCAACGATGCCTTCAACCAGATGGCATTCAGCATCGAGAAAGTAACAGTTACTGCGAAATCTCGTGCGTTAAAGGCTGAGTACTCACTAGAGCTTGCTCAAGACCTTAAGGCAATCCACGGATTGAACGCTGAAGCAGAACTTGCTAATATCCTTTCTACTGAGATCCTTGCGGAAATCAACAGAGAAGTTATTAGAACTATCTACAAGACTGCTGAACAGGGTGCTGCACAGAACGTTGCAACTCCAGGAATATTTGACCTAGATATCGACAGTAATGGTCGTTGGTCAGTTGAGAAGTTCAAGGGACTTCTATTCCAAATCGAGCGTGATGCAAACGCTATCGCACAGAGAACTCGTCGTGGAAAGGGTAACATCATCCTTTGTTCTGCTGACGTTGCTTCTGCACTAACAATGGCTGGTGTACTTGACTACACTCCTGCACTTAATGCTAACCTTAATGTTGATGATACTGGTAACACATTTGCTGGTACTCTACAAGGTAAGTACAAGGTCTACATCGACCCATATGCTGCTAACCTAACTGCTGGTAACGGCACACCTGGTAATCAGTACTATGTTGTTGGTTATAAGGGTACTTCTCCTTATGACGCTGGATTATTCTATTGCCCATACGTTCCACTACAGATGGTTCGTGCAGTTGGAGAGAATTCATTCCAGCCTAAGATCGGCTTTAAGACAAGATACGGTATGGTTGCAAACCCATTCGCTGAAGGTCTTACAAAAGGTAATGGCGATCTTGACGTTAACTCTAACCGTTACTACAGACGTGTTTCTGTTAAGAACCTCATGTAAGCGAGATGCTTATATTTCTCAAGAGACTCCTTCGGGGGTCTCTTTTTTTGTCTAAATATAATATATGGAGACCTGCACGAACTAATGGCACTTGCGAAAAGAAAACCACCTAAAGAAAGAACAGGAACTCCCATTGAAAATAGGAATTTCTTATCTCCTACTGGGTTTAGGTTTTCAATAAAAAGATGTCCTGCTGCAACATTCTTTTGTAATAAGGCAAATATTCCAAGTTTAGATTTGGGTATTGCTCAACAACCAACTTACTTTAAGGATATTGATAGACCAGGTGATAAAATACAATTTGGTGATTTAACTATTACTTTTTTAGTTGATGAAGATTTAGTCAACTATATGGAAATACAAAAATGGATTAGGGGTTTGGGTTTCCCAGAAAACCTTGATCAGTTTAGTGATATGGCAAAGGAAGCAATTATTGGCCCTCAAGGAAAGTTTGCAGATATTTTTTCTGATGGTACATTACAAATTTTAAGTAGTAATAATATACCAAAATATCAAGTAGTATTTAAAGAGTTGTGGCCATACTCTCTTTCTACTATTGACTTTGATGCAACTGATACAGATATCGAGTACTTTACAGCAGACGTATCTTTCAAGTATACTATATACAACCTAACTGATATACAAAATAATCCTTTATGAGCATTGATCTTGATAAACTTCAAGAGATGTGGGAAAGAGATGCAAAAATAGATAGAGATAATCTACACGAAGAATCATTGAATGTCCCCTCTCTTCATGCAAAATACTTTGAACTTTATAATACTATCTTCTTATTAAGGAAGAAAGCAGAGCAACAAAGAAAGAATATCCGTCATGAACGGTATGAATATTTTAGTGGAAAGGCAGCACCAGAGGTGTATGTAGAAAATCCATTCCCAAAAAAGATAAGGGATAAAGATACAATGCAGAAATATCTTGATGCAGATGAAAAACTATCTAATACATCGTTAAAGATTGATTATTATGATACAATGTTAGTATACTTAGAAAGTATTCTTAAAGTAATACAGAATAGAACATATCAAATTAAGAATGCAATAGAGTTTATGAGATTTAATTCGGGGTTGGGCTAATGATTGATGATATAAAATGGTTTAACCCATCTACTGGTGGTTGGGTAGGTTTACAATTAAGTAAAGAAAGTATTGATTTTCTATGGAAAATTGTTAATAAGGCTAGTGATTTAAAAAATGCTAAAGAAGGTTTGGCAGGAAATATCAGTCAAAGTTTTTATATAGAAGATGAAGATGATTGGTTTTTTAAAAATGTATTAAAAGATACTATTGATTTTTATATGCAACATGATCAAGGAAAACAACATATTAAACATATCAATGCTTTTAGTAGTAATTATATATTAAAGGATAAAAATAATAAAAAAATAGAACCTATAACTTCTACTTTAGAATTAAATACATTTTGGGTTAATTATCAAAAGAAGCATGAGTTTAATCCCATTCATAATCATGGCGGTGTATTTTCATTTGTTATTTGGTTAAAAATTCCTTATGATAATGAAGAGCAATGCAAATTATCTTTTTTAGATAATATGGATGAAGATTCTAAAGCACCAGGAGAATTTCAATTTCAAGTATTTGATATGTTAGGAAATCCATCTTCTATTCCATATAAATTAGGAAAAGAATTTGAAGGTAGAATGTTATTCTTTCCATCAGAATTGCGTCATTTAGTAAATCCATTTTACGAAACTGATGAGGATAGAATTTCTATATCAGGTAATATATCTCTTGCAATAAATTTGGATGTAGAGAGGGCTTGACATAACTTCATAAATACGCATAGACGCATGTACTATGTGATTGATACGTCTGCTAATGTCGTTATATCTAAGTCTAACGAAGTATTTTTAAAAATTGATACAGAACCTCATATTGAGTATGAACTAAGGGATCACTTTACCTTTGAGGTAGAAGGTGCAAAGTTTATGCCTCAATATCGTAATAGGAATTGGAATGGAGAGATTCATTTATATGATATGAGGTCGAAGAAAATATATGTAGGATTATTAGATAAAATTATTGCTTTCTGTGATAGGCATGATTATACCTATAAGTTTGAAGACAACCAGTATTATGGAGCACCATTTGAATCAAATGATGGTATTTCATATGAAGGTGTAAGAGATTATATGCAATCTATTTGCTCCCATAACCCAAGAAAATACCAAGTTGAGGGAGTATGCGATGCACTAAAACATAATAGAAAACTACTGATATCACCAACTGCTTCTGGCAAATCGTTGATGATTTATTCTCTTGTAAGATATTACGTTCATAAAGACCAAAAAATACTCTTAGTTGTTCCAACGACATCCCTAGTAGAGCAGATGTATAAGGACTTTGAAGATTACGGATGGGACGCTGACTCATTTTGCCACAAGATATATGCAGGAAAAGAAAAGACCAACGAGTTCCCAGTTACTATAACTACATGGCAATCTGTCTATAAATTAGAGAGATCCTTTTTTGAAGATTATAACGTGGTTATCGGTGATGAGGCTCACTTGTTTAAAAGTAAGTCCTTAATATCTATAATGACAAAATTACACCATGCAAAATATAGGTTTGGATTTACTGGTACATTAGATGGAACACAAACTCATAAGTGGGTATTGGAAGGATTATTTGGGCCAGCATATAAGGTAACTAAAACTGATGAATTGATGAAACAGGGACATCTTTCCCAATTAGATATTCAGTGTATTGTATTAAAACATACTCCTAGAAAATTTGATACTTATAATGATGAAATAGAATATTTAATATCACATGAACAAAGAAATAATTTTATTAAAAATCTAACTCTTGATTTGAAAGGTAATACTTTAGTTTTGTATAGTAGGGTAGAAACCCACGGTCAGGTTCTTTATGATTTAATAAATAGAAATAAGAAATCTAGTCGTAAAGTATTCTTTATTCATGGTGGCGTAAATGCCAATGAGAGAGAAATGGTTAGAGAGATTACTGAACAGGAGGAACATGCGATCATCATTGCGAGTTATGGTACTTTTAGTACTGGGATTAACATTAAGCGGCTGCACAACGTCATCTTCGCCAGTCCCTCAAAGTCCAGAGTTAGAAATCTCCAATCCATTGGAAGGGTTCTCAGGAAAGGAACTAACAAAGTAAAAGCAATTCTATATGATATATCAGATGATTGCTCACTTAAAACGAAGAGAAATTACACTCTAAACCATTTTATAGAAAGAATCAAAATTTACAATGAAGAGAATTTCAACTATGAAATAATGTCAATTAACTTAAAAGGATAATATGGAAGACGATTTTTATGCAACACTAAAACTTAAAACAGGTGAAGAAGTTTTCGCCTTGGTCGTAGCTTCTGAAGAAGAAAATAGGACTATGCTAGTTGTTCATAATCCAGTAATTATAACAGCAATAAAAGCAAAAGAAAGTATTGTAGGATATCGTCTAGAACCTTGGTTAAAGACAACTAGAGAAGATATGTTTGTAATTAATATGGATAATATTATAACTTTATCAGAATCAATGGATCCCGAAATGATTATGATGCATCAAAATTTTGCAAAAGAATCTAGTAATATTGCAAGGTCTAAAATGAATCGTAAAATGGGATATTTAAGTAACGTAAAAGAAGCTAAAAAAGTATTAGAAAAAATTTATAATAAAAAAGATACTAAAGATACAAATAATAAAAGCTAAGTCTTTCTCTTCAACCCTGACAGAGTTATTCTATTGGTATAATTAGAACTTGTCAAGTCTTAAGATAAATGTTATACTATCTACATAGTAGTGATAAAGACTTATGG